CTCAAGGGTTCCAACTCGCTGCAGCCCAGAAGGTCGCCTCGACGCGCGTGGTGGCGTAGACGTGCTGCGCCTGCGCCATGCGCCGATCCGTGCGCAGCGAGTTGGAACCCTTGAGCGTGACGCGCGCGCCGGTGGGGCGCGGCTGCAGGGTTTGCTCCTTCACATCCTTAGGCGGCTCGGCGATGAGCTCAAGAATGAGGCCGTTCGGGATTTTGCAGCCGATGAGCACGAAGTTTTCAGCCATGACTCTCTCCGGTGTTAGTTGAGCGGCTGCACGAAGCTCGAGATACGAAGCCGGGCCCCGCAGCCGCAGGCAGTCTGCATGAGCGTCCACGTGGTTGGCACATACCCGCCGAGGTCGGCGTCATACGGCAGGCCCGTCGCAGGATCGGCCCAGACCCGGTTGCCCGCCTGGCCGCCGAGCGGGAAGCGCGTCATGAAGTCCCCCGCAACGCCCACCACGCAGCCGAGCCCCTGGCGCAGCACGAGTTCGGGGCCGGACAGCGGGCCCCATTGCGCGAACACCCGCTGGAAGTTCGACAGGTTGAACACCGGCAGTACGAAGCCGAGCGCGAAGCCCTCGGTCTGCACGTTTGAGACTTCGAGGAGGTCCGGGTCCACCCACCCGAAGATTCCCAACACCACGCCGGAGGGTCCGGCGACGAGGCCGCCTTTGCCGGCGGGGTAACACGCGAAGGGCTGCCGGCCGAAGCCTATGGCCTCCGACCATTCAAACGGGGTGCCTGCTCCTTGTAGCCGCCCCGGATTGAGCCCTGCGCGCACCGGCGAGCATCTCCTTACGTCCTGAAGTTACCCGCCTCTGAAGCCGCGACGCGGCGGCGTGTCGGGCGCATCCGCCGCCTCGGGCTTCGCGGCCTTCGCTGGCGCGGGGGCCGGGTCTGGCACTTCGCCCGCCGCTTTCGCGGTGGCTTCCATTTCCGTGGCTTGCTCGGGCGTGAACTTCGAGGGCTGCGGCGTGATCGGCGTGCCCGGCGCTGCGTTGCCGTACATGTCCGTGTTGGCCGAGCGGTTGCCGATATGTCGGTGCTTACCCATGCGATCTCCTGCGCCAGGTTTTAACCGGCGTTTTTACCCGACCATTGAGGCGATGAGGAACGGCCGGTAGATCATGGTCCCGAAGCCGCCCGATGAGCGCTTCTGGCGCCAGCTCGACGTGTCCACCACCATGTTGTGCGCCATGAGCTTCGAGGAGAATGAGCACTCAAGCGTGCGCTGCCCTTCGAGGTTCTCGCAGATCAACTGCACCAGCTGCCCGGCGGCGGAATAAGGCGGCCCGTACTGCACCGCTGTCTCGATGCGGATGTTGGGGAAGTTCTGCTTCAGCAGTTCCAGCACCGAGTTGGTGTTGTAGAGCGTGACCTCCTTCAACGCGACCGAGTTCGTGGGCGAGAGCGCCAGGACCATCGGCGAGTCGGTCTGCACGACACCGCCCGACTGCACCTGCAACTGGATGAACAGGCGCACGATGTCCTGGTAAATCGTGTTCGCCGTGGCGCTCGAGTTCGTCAGCCACGAGTACAGCGGCGTGAGCGCAGGAGGCAGCGCCGGGTCATTGAGGAGGCCGTAGTTCTCGAGGTTCGCGACCCCGTAGAAGTACATGAAATTCAGGGCTTTCATGAGCGCGAGCGCGTTGGCCTGCTGCTGTTGGCTCACCCAGTCGAGCTTCGCCAAACCCATGCGGCCGACTTCGCGCTGCCCGTACTGAAGGAAGCACTGGAAGAGGAAGTTCTGCCGCTGCGGGAAATTGACGTTGACGTTGGAGGAGCCCGACTGCGAGTAGTCGCCGTAGGCGCTCGTCTCCCCGACCGCCTCGGCGGTGAGGAACATCGCCGTCTCGGTGAGCCAGTCGCCTTTCATGGCCTCACCCGCAATCTGTGCCGCCATCATCGGCGACACGAGAATCGGGATCACCTTCGGGTCGAGCCAGTTCGCCAGGAAGAACGGAATGCCCGCGTTGCTCACGGTGACGAGCTCGGACTGCACGTCCATCGCCATCGTCGCGTCGAGGAACCGCGGACGACCGGCGCTCATTTCCACGAAGCGCATGTCGGCGGCGAGCGGTGAGTCGCGCGTCGGGAGCGTGAAGGTCTGCCCCCGGCCCAGTCGGCCGTCGAAGGCGACGCCCTCTTCCGTGGCGAGCCGCCGCAGAATCTCGGGAGTGAGGCCAGCCTTTACGGCTTGAGTGAGGCGCTTGCTGTCGTACATCTGCTACTCCAAAGGCTGCGGTGAGGGGCTCCCGTTGGCTCCTACTGTCAGGAAGTGGTCCAGCTCGAGATGCGGCCGAGCTTGCCTTGCGTGCCCACGAAGGTGTTGGTCGAGGTGACGACGTTCCCCACGTTGGTCGTCAGGTACGTGCCGTCCCCGCCGGTGGTGCCGGTGAGTTGCTCGAGGATCTGCACGTTCGCCGATCCGGGCAGGCCGCCTCCGCCGGTGGCGGAAATGAACTGCCCCGGCACGAGGACGCCGGAGCCGACCGCGGTAACGGTGAGCACGCCGAACGGGGTGCCGGCGGCCGGCAGGGCGAGCGAGCCGGTGAAGTCGCAGTCCGCCGTAACCACGCTCGCGACGTAGAACTGCGACTCCTGCACGCCGTAGTAAACCGCGGCAACAGCCGTCACTACAGCGAACGGGGTGTTGTCGGCGTTGGCGAGCTGGTAAGTTCCGGCGCCGCCGGTGCCGGAGCCGAGCGATGCGATGTACGAGCCGGGCGGCACGCCGACCGCGCTGATCGGCTGACCGACGACGAGCGGGGTGCCGCTGATCGTGTTGACGGTCATCAGGCCGCCGACCGCGACGCTGATCGACGTGATCGCGCCGGTGACGCTTTGCCCGGTGACGTTGCCCGACAGTGCGCCGGTCACGGGGTCGAAGTAGACCTTCTGCCCAGGTGTCGCGGCGCCGGTGAAGATGCCCCAGAAGTCGCCCTGGTCGAAGAGCGTCACCATGTCCCCGCCGGGGATCTGCGCCGAGGCGATGCCGAGGAACTGCGTGATGATCGCCTGGCCTTCGCGGTGCACGAAGCCGGGGAAGCTGTTCGGCTGGTAGTACGTGCTCGCGACTTTCGTCGCCGGGTTTGCCCACGCGCCGACGCCGACCGTGACGCCTTCGGGCGAGGCCACGTAGCCGAAAGCTCCGCCCAGGATGTTGGCGCGGATGTTCGCGCCTGCGAAGTCGCCGGCGACAGCCGGGGGGAGTTCGTTGTTCACGAATGATTGGAAGCCGGTGCCGGTGCCAGGGGTCATACGGGACTCTCCTACAGGGTGAACGTCAGCGGACGGCTTGCCTTATGCGGCCTTTGCGCGGAACAGCGCGTCGATACTCACGAGCTCCTCCTGCGAGGAGTCCATGGCCAGCGTCGGCGGCGCGCCGGCGGTCGCTTTGCGGGTCTCGACAACCATGCGCACCAGTTCGGGCAACGCGGTAGCGTGCACGCCGTCCGTTTTCACGCCGGCGTGCTTGAGGGCGAACTTGTAGACCTCCTCGGCGGAGTCCATGGCGACTGACACGACGCCCACCAGCGGGCGCACGGCCTCGCGCGCCTCGGCAAGCTCGCGGAAGCTCTTGCGCAGTTCGGTGGTGTTGGAGTCGAGCGCGGCGCGCACGGCCGCGTTCATCTCGTCCTTGGTCACGCCGTCTTTGGCGCCGGGGTCGAAGTCCTTGCGGTGATCCACTTCTGCATCCTCGCCGGTGAGGTGGGCGGTTGCGTCCTTCGCTTCATCGGGGTCCTTGTCCTTGCCCTTGGCGTCCTTGCCCTTGGCATCGCGCGCGGCTTTGTCGGCGGCTTTCTTGTCGCGCGCCTTCTTGTCCTTGGCCTTGCGATCACGTGCTCGCTCGTAGGCTTTTTCCTTGTCCTTGTCGTCCAGTTCGGCGTCCTCGCCGTGCTCGGCTTTCTTCTCGGCCAGGGCCTCGTCCTCGGCGGCCTTCTTCTCGGCCTCATCCAGCGAGATGACCGACTCGGCCGGTGTCTCACCGAGCGCGGCGTCCAGGGCGATGGCGATCTTGCGACGCTCCTCGACGGGGATCGACTTCACGAACGGGGCGAGCACCTTGGCGGCGACGGCGGCTGCGTTTTTCATGCGCGAGAACTCCGGCGGATTTTCGTCAGCAACGTGGACGTCGGGCCCGACTCGGCCCTCGGAAACAATGGCGAGGTGATTGCCGCGGATGTTGACCATGCGGCCGTCATACTGAAGCCCACCCCATGCCCCTGGCTCCATGACCGCCTCGTACCGATACGCGGCTGACAGCTCGCGCTGTTCGCCGGTGTTGATGAGGTCGATCGCTTCCTGCGTGAGCACCATCAGCGGGCGCGTCACGAGGTACGGATCTTCCCAGGTCGTGCGCCCGACCGTGCCCACCCACAATTCCTTGCGCGGCAAGTCCGCGTCGATCGCGACATGGCGGATGAGTAGCGGCTTCCCGTCGAAGGTCGACGCGCCCTTTTCCAGTTCCTTCGGGTCGCGAAACAGCCGGTAGGTGCGCTCGGGCTCGAGCCCTAAGCCCTGCCAGTTCGGGATCTCGCGCCCGAAGTACGGGCAGACGTTGGCCTTCGAGATGCGGCACTCTTCGACGCGCATGTGCCCGTCGGCATCTATTGAGCGCAAAGAGCGGTCGAGTGCGAGCAGGCTGCGCTTGCGCGCACGCCGACCGGGGACTAACACAACGGGTTTGCGGATCAATCACGCCATTCCGAGTCCAAACGCTGAACAGAAAGGGGGTTAACTGTTCGGACCGGAGCAAAGCAAAAAACTCTGCGAGGATCAAATGCTTTCGCAAACTTCACGCACCGGGGTTGATCCTCGCAACCGATTTTGATATCTGCCTTATCCTTTTTGCCCTCGCGTTCCTGGCTTCTTGCTTTTCAGGAGCGCGCCGCTAGAATCCGCCGCGACTCTCAACCCGAGAGCCACGGCAACCCCGGTGAAGTTTCTCACCTCCCCGTGAGACTTCGCCGGGGCTTGCCGCGCTACTTAAGCGGTGCGGGAATGATCGCGCGCGACGTGCACCGGCAGTTGGGAAGCTCGCCAGGCTGCACCCACTGCTGCACCTCGGCGTCGTACATACCTTTGGCGATCTCGAAGCGCTTGCCGTCCATGCGCACGTGAGTCGGCCGCGGAACCTTGCCGGCGTTGGAGTGCACCCACGTCGCCTCACGAATCCCGAGCTCGGCGCGGCGTGCTTGCTCCATAACGGCTTTCGCCTTCGCCACCTGATCGCGTGAGATGAACGCGGCGCGCCGGTACGTGAGGCCGTACTTCTTGCGGATCGTGTCCGAGAGCGAGCCCATGGTGCCGCCCGTCATCACGTTGGTCCACACGGAGGACTGCACGTCCTTCAGGAACTCCTGCGGTATGGAGCGGATGAGGTTGACGTTCTCGGCGATCACCGCGCGGTAGGCGGAGACCTGGCGCTCGGTCGGACGGAGCTTCACGGTGAAGCCCGCCTCCTTGAGGCGCCGGCGAAACGCGGCGTCCGTGTAGCGCTGCGACCTAGAGGCGAAGGAAGCGGCGATCTCCTTCGACATGTCATCGAAGCGCTTCTGCCACAGGCGGCCCCACACGCGCATCACGATGCGCAGCGTCACGATGGGGTCATCGTCAAGCGCGAGCCGCGAGAGCGCGGGGCGGTAGTGCTTGCGCAGCTTGCGCAGGGCATCGGCAGCCATGCGCCGGGTGAGTTCCTGCAGGGCCTCGCGATACCAGCAGGCGAGCCCGGCGTTGGGTTGAATGTTTTTCAATTCAACCGCGCCGTCGCCCATGACGCGCGCCCGTGGCGGGGGCGGGGAGCTTTCCGGCGGCGGCTCGGGCGGGGCTCGCTCGACGAGTTTCAGCGTGCCAGTGCGGGTGATCACGCTAACAGTGCGGCCACCGCGTGCCAGATGAGCTGCCCCGTGCGCTGTATCGGATGCAGCCACGCGCCGAAGTTGCCGCTGATCATGAAGGACAGCACCACGCAAAACCATGCCCACGAGAACCAATTCCACGCGCGGCGCGGGGGCTTGGGAATCGTCAGGCTAAGGCCTGAAATGGCGAAGCAAATGAGCGCCAGGACTTGACACACGAAGATAGCGTTGTTCTGCATGGTCAGATTCTCCCGAGCAATACCAACACGAGCACGATGATGAGCGCCACGCCGAGGATGCCGATTCCGCCGTTGCCGTAGCCGTACCCGTAGGGAATCGGCGCGCCGAAGCGGTGACTGAAGCCGCCGAGCAAGAAAATAACCAACACGATGAGCAAAAGTGTACCGAGTGACATTTGGGTGTCCTCCTAAGCCGCCGCTGACTCTTTGTCCTCGCGGGCGCGTCGCGGTGCACTTGGCCGCGCGCCTTCTTCGCCTTCGTCGCTCGGGTCGTCGATCTCGTCATCCCCGTCCTCGGGAGGCGTGGGCAAGGCCGAGCCAGAGAGGTTGTCGTATCCAGACTCGGGGTCTGCGGCGATGCGCGCGCGCACCTCTTCGGGTGAGATCGCGCCCATGTCCACATACGCCACGTCCATTTCGGACTGGGTTTTCTTCACGCGCGCAGCCGCCTCGCCGACGAGTTCCTTGAGCGCCACGAAGTCGAAAACGATATCGCTGTCGATTTTCCCGTAGCGGTTCAACTGGATCACGTCGAGGCACTTCTTGGCGTTGTCGGTAAAGACAGCCTCCTGCTGCGAATGATTCCAGTCGTGGAAGACCTCGATTTCCCCTTCGCTCGAGGCGTTGAGCCCGGCGGGCGTGATACCGGTCATCACCACGAGCGGCAGATGCGTGGGGGCTGCCATGTGCTCCTGTGACTGTGACTGAAGCTCGGACAATCCCGCGAGCGGGACTGCGAGCTGCTGGAGCATTTCCCGTTCCTTGTCCGTGAGGAAGAGCCCCTGGTTGTCGCGGCACTGGGTGAAGAACCGCGCGCGCTTGTCGAGTTCGTTGGTGGGCCCGCCTCCGAGTACCTCGCCCATGTCGGTTTGCAGGAAGATGACCGAGAAGTTGGCAATCAGCCTGTTCACGCTGTCCACGGTTTTGAGCCACCGCGCGACGTAGGCGTCGATCAACTGCGAGAGCGAGATGCCGCCGAAGTTGTACGCCGGCTTGAGAATGTCCGGCACCTCGCGCGACACGAAGCGCAGCATCCGCGACTGGTGCGTCTTGCGACCTAACACCATCCACGACTCGGGCTTGTAGAAGTTCGGGTGCGTCGGGTCGGTCGAGTTCCACGTCAGGGGCGTCGTCCAAATGGGCTCAATGTTCGTGAAGCCCCGGAGCGAGCCCTTCGGAATCGTTTTCTCGTCGATCGCAAGGGGCAGCGCGTGGTCATCCCCGGTCGGGCCCTTGAAGTCCATGAACACGTGGCCTAACCCGTAGAACCCGTCGTGCTCCATGGCCTTGCGGAAGATCGCCTGCAGTTTGAACGTCTCGAAGTCCTCGGTGATCTCCTCGATGATTTTCGTTTTATCACCGGCCCCCTTGCTCTTGAATTTGATCCACTTGCGCGTCATTTCCTTCGCGACCGTCTCGACGGGCTGGCGGTACTCGGTGCGCTGTGCGAGCTCGGCCAGATACGGATAGCCGGGAAAGTACAGCCCGAAGGCGTTCAAGCCCGCCACGCTGTTGAGCCCGAGGAACTGCCCGAACGGGTAGCCGCCAGCGTCATCCATTGCCATGCGCGCCTTGACGGCCAGGCGCACGTCCTCGAGCACCTGGCGCCCGTTGGCGTCCATTGCCATGGCCGGGTCCTCGACGAGCTTGAGCACCGCTGGCAGGAGCTTCGGCATCGCGACCTTGAAGCGGTACGGATCGGGCGGGGCGTTGCCGAGTGAGGCGCCGTCCTGAATTTCGAGCCCTCTTCCCACTTCGGCCGCTGGCGCGGGAGCCGGGACACCGAGCCAGGAGCGCAGGCGGTTGCGTAGCCACTTCATGGTTTGACCGGCTCCTGTTGGTCGGCGCGCGCTTCGGCCCCGGCGATGAACTTCTCGGCGAAGTCGAAGGCGGCGTCGACAACCTGTTCAGCACTCGCGGTGCCCAAGCCGCCGATGAGCATCGCGAGCGCCGCAGCGGCCGCGCCGATCACCACGGTGGCCTCGCGCTCCATGTCGTTTCGGAACGGGAGCGGGTGACGGCTCACCGGCGCCGCTCCGGCCCTCGAGCCACGAAGGTGGTCTGCATGATGGTGCGCGAGTTGCGCAGCGCGTTCGGGTTCTCGCGGTTGTGCCTTGCGGTGGCCTCGTTCTGCGCTCGCATGCGCTCCTCGACTCGCCGCGCCAGGACGGTGTTGTACGCATCGGAGGACTTTTTCACGGGGGTCAACTCCCGGCGGGGGTGAGGTTGCGCTCGTCGATTCGCAACGGCTTGCGGGCCGGAGCGTAAACCATCATGACCGCATCCCCCAAGTTTGGTGAGGCCGTGCCGTCCGGTTGCTTATCGATGAGGATCTTCCCGGCTTGGTTCTGCGAGTACGTCGGCTGCGATATCTGGATCAACAGGCGCGCCTTCTCGGCCATGGCGGAGCTTATCGAAATGAGCATCTCGCGGTCGTAGGGCAGGCCGTTCACGGCGCGGAAGGTATTCTGAAACAGCATCCGCAGCCACCACCACGCCTGCGCCTTGAAGTTGAGGAAGAAATCCTTGTTCTTGCGGCCTTTCACCATCTCGCGCTCGGGGTCGATCACGTCGCCCGAGCCACGAAACGCCTTCACGACAATGACGTGGGTGTTGCCCGCTGCGGCGCGCGCTTCGTTGACCTTGCGGGCATCGCCTCGCACGCCCGCGCCCACCCCGTCGCCGTCGTAGCGCAGCGCGTGGCAGTTGTGCAGATCGCACACGAGGAACGCCCGCTCGACTGTGGCGTAGATGTCCGATTCCTTGCCGGTCCACTCCTCGACGTGCTCGAGGAGGATGCCGTGGCGCACGGCGGCCGCGTTCTTGTCGATGCCCTGGTCGGCGACGTCGAGCGAGGCCAGGCGCTCGCCGGTGATGGGCGGGAAGTCCTTAATTTTCAGGTGCGCATCCACGACGGCATTCGCCCACAGCGCGGGGATCAGGATGCCTTCGAGCGAGGCGGAGTAGCTGATATCCATTTCCTGCGCGGTGATGACCGGTCCCCAGTCCTCGAGGAATTGCTCGTAATCGGCCTGACTGAAGCGCGGGTTGTCGCGCCAGTGGAAGGTGAATTTGCGCGTGGCCTTCTTGTGCGCCCGCTCGGCGAAGGTGTTGTTCATGCCGTGCACCGAGCTCACGTCCTGGCGGCAGTCGGTGTTCTTCGATAGCGCGGCGTCGACGAGCTGGTCGTGCTCGAGATGCGCGGTTTCGTCCACGAAGTAGATTGACGTACGCCCTCCTCGCCCGATGTTATCGCCGATCTCGCCCAGGATTGTCCCGTTCGTCTCGGGGAAGAAGAGCCGCCGGTCGAAGCTGCACGTGTCCACGACATGCCCGCCGCGGAACTCCTCGGGCAGCCATTCGATATAGTTGCGGCCCTTCTCGAAGAGCGATCCCATTTCCCCGCGCCAGTCCACCTTCTCCCGCTTGTACGAGCCCCACCCAATCGCCACGTCGTTGTAGACCGAGCACACCGAGATCGAAAAGCCGACGAACAGCCAGGACACGCCCACGTCGCGGCTTTTCTCGGTCAGTCCGTAGCGGCCGTCGCGCCAGTTCTGGAAGGTGAACTGGAGCCACTCGCGCTGGCGAATGTCGAGCGCAAAGGGCATAACCACGGGCAGGTTCCGGCGCACGTTGCGCGGGTCTACGGTGACGCCCCAGTCGGTCACCATGTCGGGAATGTGCGTGCGGTAGTAGCGCTTGAGCTTGCGAACTTCGGAGGGGTGGGCGCGCAGATACTTCAGCCGGCGCGTGCGCTCGCGGGTGATGCGGTGGTAGTAATCCCGGTCGAAGAGGACCGGAGCGACAACCGCGTTCACTCTCCGCCGCTCACCATCTCGTGGTAAGCCCTCATGGCGTCATCGTCGGTGATGGCGGCGCTCGCAACCGCGTGCGCTATAGGCTTGCCGCCGATGCCGCCGTGCTCGTGGCGGTAGCGCTCGTGCCACTCGGTGCCGCCTTGGGTCTTCATCCAGAAAATTTGCGCGGTGACGTTGCCCTTGATGCCGTTCTTGTAGAGCGCGCCCGCCATGTTCATGGTCGCCATGGTTTTGCCGAACTTGAGCTCGTCGCGGTACTCGCGCAGCAGCTGCCGCGTGCCGGTGCCGATGACCTTCGCAATGTCGTGGTGCGGCTTACCTAGGATCGCGAGTAACTGCACGCGCAGGCGTGTTTCCTTTGTCGGCGTGTGCTTCGGGCGTCCTTCGGGCTTACCCGTGCGCTTTGTCATGCCCGTTCTGCCGGGGAGCGCGACCTTTTTGTGAGCGTGCCGCAACTCGGTCATCGCACGCGCTTCCTCATGCCATGGGTCGGCACACCGAAGCGACACGGCGGCTCGTGCCCGCGCTCCAAAGTGCAGTGAAACAGCAGCCGCGCGCCCTTGCGACCGATCACGAACTCGACCCTCGCCGGGCAAACGTGCGAGGGCACCGGCGGTACTGGCCGTTTGTAACGTGGCACGGGCTCATCGGCGCCGGATCTCGTGCGACAGGCCGAGGCGGTGCGCCTGGCTGTACAACTGGTACAAGTCCACGCCGAGTTCGGTCGCGAGCGCGCGCAGGCTCCCGTCTTCGCGGGCCCGCGCGTAATTGGCGCGCAGGAGGTCCTTCATTTCCGCTGTCCACGTGCCCTTGTGCTCGTGCGTGGGTTCGTGCGCTGGCGAGGTCGGCGCCAGGTGCGTGCTCGTCATGGTTCGGCCCCCAGGTGCTGCGCCACCCATCTTAGCGCCCGCAGGCTGTAGCCCATTGTGAACCCCGACACGAATGCCGAGAGCGTGAGAATTAGCAGCACCACGATCGGCAGCCAGTCGCGGCGCTTGAGCACCGGCAGCACCGGCTCGGGTTCTTCGACGAGGTACGGCACCGGCGGATCGGCACGCTTCGGCCACTTCGGACGCGGGGTTTGCAGGTTGAAGTCCTGCCTCACCGGTCCTCCTCGTCGGACTGAGGCGCGGGTTCGGGTTCGTAGTTCAACTCGATGAGGCAGCCGGCCGGGATCATGGCGACAAGCCGGGCGTGGCCGCTTTCGTGCTTCGGCAAAGTCTCGTCGCGAAGGTCCACCCAGGCGAAGGTTATCTCGCGTGTGAGCACGAGCCCCTTGCCGGTGTAGACGCGCTGCGTGCCGTTCGGCCAGGTGACGGTGATGTTCGCCAGTTTCATGC